CTTCAGGCGCACGTCGCTTGGGCCGATGCCGGGGATGAACGGCAGGAATTGCGCGATCGTGCCCAGCGCGCCCAGTCCGGCGCCGATCCCGCTCGCCGTCGGGTTGCTCGCCGGAGTGATCGTGCCGTAGGACGTCCCGGAGCTGGTGCCCGTGCTCGTCGTCTGGCCGCCCGGATAGCCGGCGCCGATCCGCGCGAGGAAATCGCTGATGTAGTTCGGCTGCGCCGTCGTGCCGTAGTTGTAGCGGGCCACGGCGGCGTCGATGGCCGCCTGATTGGCCGCATCGGTGTTCGCGCCGGCCTGCCCCATGGCCGCGATGTTCTGATAGTCCATGTTCTGGAAGCTCGGCAGCATTCCCAGCGTCTGCTGCTGGATGTTGCGCTCGTTGTTATAAGCACCTTCCTCCGCCTGTGCCGTGGCATTGGATTGCGTCTGGTTGAGATTCAAAAGCGCCTGCCCGACATTGCTCATGTCGGCTCCGCCCAGGTTGCGGCCGCTGCCCTCGAACTGGGCGCGCAAGGCCGGCACCTGGACGTTGTTGAACTGCTGATCCTGCGTGTTGTAGCCAGCCTGCAGGGCGGCCTGGAGCCACGGGTTCTGCGACGGGTCGAGATACTTGCCGTTCAGCGTGTCGTTCACGAGGCCCGTAGCGGCCGGCATGAAGGGCGAGCCGCCGGCACCGCGCGCGAACAGGGCACCCTGCGCCGCCTGAGTGGCGGCCGACGCCGGCGCGATCGTCGAACCAGGGTAGTAGCCTGGCGCCGTGGGATTTGCCGCGAAATTGTTCGCGAGCTGCTGAATGCCCATCTGCAGGAAGGGCTGCACGAACGGGTTCGGCCCGCTGACGCTGTTCGTGTTCTGCGATACGTTTTGCGTCTGCTGCGTCGTTTGTGGGTTTGCGCCGCTGCTCATATCACCAACCTCCATGCAGGCGAGCCGTTGATGGGCCCGATTGATTCGCCGCCGAACTTCTTCACCATCCTTGCCCAACCGTTGCGGCCCGCTCCGTAGAGGGCGACGCAATCGATCGAGCGCGCCCATGCCTCGCATCGGGCGAGAAAATCCGGCGCCCACTCGCGGACACGGCCGCCGCCGATCAGCCAGAGCAGGCAGCGCTTTTCCGGATCGTTCTGAATGCGCGTCACGACCGCGGCCACGGGCTCGCCGCTCTCGTAGATCGCCCAAAGCTGAGCCCGGGAAGCGATCAGGTCCGCCAGCACGTCGGGCCTGGGATCATCCGTCGAGCGCGTCACTGCCGGCTCGAGCAGTGGCCATAGCTCGCGCCAGACCTCGTGCAGCGCGCGAAGAGGGATGCCGCAGACGATCATGTGAACGTCCCCGCCAGGCGGAAAAGAGCGTCGGCATCGACGCCCAGCGCAGTCGCCGCCGCCACCACCATCGGGTCGTTGCGCGAGATGGCGACGGCGAACTGCCAGGCGTCCTGCACGTCGCCGCTTTGGGTCGAGACGTAGGCGTTGACCTGGTCGAGCAAGCCGAGCTGCCGCAACGCGTGCCGGATTTGCAGCGGCGTCACCTGCTGAGGAATCGGGGGTGGCGGCGATGGGATAGGCGTGAAGGTCTGGCCGTCGAATGTCACGCCGTTGGGCGCAGCGGCGCACGCTTTCACGAAGGAGGCCTCCTGATCGGGCGAGAGATCAACGGCCGTCTGCCCGACATCCGGCGTCGGCTGCCCCACTGCCGACCACATCCGCACGTTGCCCGAGGCGTCGACGATGATCCTCATGCGAGCCTCCTTGCCGAAATCCATGTCGCCGTGTTGGTCTTGAGAAAGGAGAGGCCCGTGGTGCGGACGCCGGCGCCCGCCGAGTTGCCCATGACCTTGAGGGTGAAAGTCGTGGGGCCAGACAGCGTGACGATGGCGCGTGGCATCGGGTTGGCCGGCCACGAGGCGTTTGCTCCGACTTCGGAGGCCGAGGCGATATAGTTTGTGCCGTCGTGGATGGCGGCTTCGCCGAGGGTCGCCTGCCCGCCATCGGAAATGCATCCGCACCCTTCGATAAGCCACACCTCACCGGCCGCGCCGATGGGGCCTGTATTCACGGCGTTCGTCGGCGTGCCGCTGCCGATGGCAATGTCGGAGCCAAGGAACGTCATGGCCCCAACATTGTTGTTGTAGGGCGTCAGAAGCGCGAACGTCGGCGTCGTCGAGGTGCAGATGACCGCAACCGGGCCGGCCGGAATGTCGCCCAACGAGAGCACAGTGCCGTTGATGCGCATGATCGTCCCCGCCGGCAGTCCCTGGACGGCAAGCGTCGGGTTGCCGATGGTGTTGGCGTGCGCCGCCGTGAACGCGTAGACCTGCCCGACCTCGTAGACCTTGATGTCGGAGCTCGGCGCGATCACGTAGGCCGCGCCCGTGCCGCTATCGGCCGCGTAGCTCGGGATTAACAGGTCGGGCCGGTTGAACCAGCGGATGAGCGCGTTCAGCCGCTCCGTGATCGAGCGGATGTCCGCGCCGGGCGGCAGGACCGGCAATGCGGCGGCCGACGTCGTCACTGGCCACCTGACGCGCGGACATCGAGATCGTCGATGCCCTGCAGGTTCGACCACACCGATGCCGCCGGCATACGCGCGCGGACACGGAAATAGCGGCCGCTCTGGTAGACCGGCGCCATCCCGGCCGGAGTCAGCCCGACCTCGGGGCCGTAGGCGGTCGTGGCCTGCTGGGTCTCGCGAGAACCGATCTTGATCATGGGCGAGCCGCCATCGATCAGCGGGCGGCAACTGCGCACGATCGATCGGGTGCCCTGTCCGGGATTGAATTCCGCGGTTTCCACCGTGGCCTCGAGCGCGGAACCCGAAAACGACCCGCTCTTGTGCGTCGTGTCGAAGGCGTAGAGCAACAGCGACAGCGTGCCCGACCAGAACGACGAATCGAGCGAGTACGGCAGGGTGTCGATCGTGCTGCCGCCGTTGAAAGCGTCGAGCTGCTCGAGCGTGTAGCTCTGCTGGCTGACGCCGCCGAACACGAGCTCGCAGGTGACGGCGGCATGGGTCCATTTGTCGGTCGCCCAGTTGTAGATCAGCAGCCGGTTGGGCGTGCCGCCATTGCCGTTGGCCGGATAGGCGAAGATGTAGAGGCTGCGCACCGGATCGATGGCGGCCGAGCAGCGGAACAGGTTCGTCTCGTCGAACTCGGCCCAGAAGGTGCGATCGACCTTGCCGCGGCCGATCGGCGTGAAGGTCTGGCCGCCTTGCACCATGTAGAAGCCGGACTTATGGACGAAGAACACGAGATCGAGCAGGCTGGCGACGCTGCCTGGCACGCTGCAGCCCAGTTCGTTGGCGATCTTGTCGATGCGGAAGACGATCGGCGGCGCCTCGTAGGTCATCCGGCGCACCGCGGCTTCCTGCAGGATGATGCCGAATTCGCCGCCGACCAGGCCGGTGACGTTGCCGCCGTCGGAAAGGTCCTGAAAGTCGGCCTGGGTCGCGGCGATCGAGCCCCAGGTCCCCTCCGGGCTATTGATGGGCGACCACTGAACGCGCTGCGGCGTCGCGCCGATCTTGCCCATCACCACGAAGTCGCGCACCGTGGCGATATAGGTCCCGACGGGAGGCGAGCCGCCCATCAGGACCCAGTTCGTGCCGCTCGCCAGATCGAACTTTTGCGGATTGTCGACGCCGTTCACCGCGAAGGCGTTGTAGCCGTATTGGGTGAAGCGCCACTGCCCGTCCGCGCCCGGTCCATAGGGACCGCCGACCGTGCGCGAAACGTCGCTCCAGGTCGTGCCCGAGAGCAGATAGAGCTTGGTGGCGTCGCCCGCGAACATCCGGGTCGCGCCGCCGGCGCCGCGGAACCACGCCGCGCCCTGCGCCCGCGCATTGAGGGCGTTCGAGGTGCCGTTGAGGCTGTTCAGCGGCCGATAGCTCTCCTCGGCTGGCACGACGTTCAGCGCCTCGCGCGCCCATTGGCCGAGGTCGGGCATGTCGGGGCGCCATTCGGCGAACGGGATCACGCTCATGGCGCCATCCCCGCTCGGATGCGAATCACCGGCGCCGACGAGGCCGTTATCCGCTGGGTGCGCGCGTTGAGGCCGGCGACCGACGCGTTGTAGGCCTGCAGGTAGCTCACCGCGCTGTTCTGGTCCTGGGTGAAGATCGCCGCCTCGATCAGGCAGCCGTAGAGGTAGACATCGGGCGCGCTGGTCAGGATGGCGTTGACCGTGGCGCCGGCGGGCGTCGCGAGCTTCTGGTAGTAGCGCAGCGTCGCGGTGCCGCCGGTCGGCGCATCGAGCAGCCGGAAATTCGTGCCCGAGACGGCGATCAGCCGGGTGCAGCCGAGGCTTTGCGGGCCGTAGCCGTCGATCGTGCGCTGGCTCACGATCTCCAGCGGCGCATTCGGGCTGTTGAGCTGCGCCGAGATCAGCTCGAGGAAGGTCGCCGGCTGCGCCACGGTGCCCGACGACAGCGCAAAGGCCGGATCGGCCGTCTCCATGAGGTCGATGCGCAGCGGATCCGAGCGCAGCGGATTGGCCGGATCGTCGGTCGCGTAGCCGTAGTACATCCGCCGTTCGCAGTTCAGCAGGAAATCGTCGAAGCGGCCGTCGAGCAGCGTGTCGCCCGGGCGCGCCAGCCACGCCAGGACGCCGGCCCGCAGGCCGCCATAGGTGTTGATCTGGACGGCCATCAGATCGCTCCCTCGTCCGTGCGCAGCCAGCGCCAGTCGGGGTCGTCGAGCAGGCGATCGATCCTGTCCTGGTGATCGGGGTTCCAGTAATCGACGCCGAGCTCGTTGCGCCATTTCTCGACGATGATCAGCGGGATGCGCGCCACCATGCGGACGTCGCGCGCGCCGTTGTAGGGATCGCAGTGGTTCTGCGCCTCCCTGTTGAGGTCGAGCAGGCGGGCGGTGTGCTGGAACGACTGCTTCGCCCAGTTGCCCTCGCCGTCCTCGAGCCACCACGAGGCGACGCCGGTTTCCTGGTTCCAGCCGAGAAGGCGCTGGGTCATCAGACGCCTGCCTTGCCTGTCCCGAGCGCAGCCGGGGGAAGCGGCGCCGAAAGGATCTCCGCCTGGTCACGCTCCGAGAGACGCTTCGCGAGGTCGGCCGGAATCTGCAGCCGCTCGCGCTTGGAGACCTTGGCCGTCTGCTCGCTGGTCGTGGCCCAGTCGGCGCGGCCGTTGCCGTCGTCATCGAGCGG